TAGAACGAACCAGGTTAGTTAGACCCAGGGTCCTACATCCCAAAACTCGGCCGTAAAGCAGCCGAGAGTAAGCTTTCTCGGACCCTCGCCTCGGATAGCAACCTCGCGGTTGCCATCCGAAGTATGTGGCGAGGCCAGCTCAACGCAGTGCTCCCTTCTCAGGTAGCGCGCGATGAGCTTCGGGTCCGCTCGTCTTATTACTACGAGCGGACTGTCCGAGATAACGTCCCTACTGGAATAGAGGGCAAAGGCCAAAAGAGCGGCCAGATTCCCCGTATCGACAGAAACATGTCGTCCAGTAGGAGTCGCTGCTGCAAATCGCCAACCCTCCAGTCCGTGACGATCTCTAGTCACGAACTCCGATCTCATAGCCTCGTCCAAGTTACAGGCGAGGTACGAGTCAGCACTTTCAACGTCGCTTAATCCGACCGGAGTGAACCGGTCAGCGGCGCGGAAAGGTCCCCTAAGGGACCGAAGTGCAGGAGGAATCCGTCGAACAACATGATCCCAAACGCGCTTAAGCCGACCATCGCAACCATAACCACGATTGCGGCGGTAAGCAACGCGCCTGAGACCGTTAGCCAGACGAAAAAGGCTTTCAGCATAGTCAAGCGACTCCGTTTGATAATAGGGACGCACGTCAACGCCATTTAGGTAGTCAGCCCCACATGACTCTCGAAATGCGCCTGTTGAGAAACTCTTCGACAGGTTCACTTCAAAGCCACAGAAGGCTAACACCTCTCCCAAAAGCTCGACCGAGCCTGTCGGGATGGCGATATCGTCACCAAAAGCACGGACAAGAGAGACGTCGTCAAGACGAACCTCCGCACAAGAAAGCGCCAGAGCATAAAAAATCATGCTCTCTAGCTCAAAAGTGTATCCGTTGCCCATGGAACTGAACTTCTGGTAGTAAACAGGGTGTTTCGTTCCCTTACCATCGGTGTAAGTCCCATTACTAGAGCGACACCACTCCATAGCGGTAAGCCATGGTTGTGGAATAAGCTCACGAACCAGCTCCTTCGCCAAAGTATCACTGGCGGCGGAGAGGTCAATGGTGGCGACTGTACCGTCTACACTTCCCTGCCATGCAAGTGCCTGTGATGGCGCCTGCTTGTCTAAATCCAAACCAGCAAACCTTTTGAGTCGCTGGCGGATCAAAGCACCTATGCCTAACTGGGCGTAGATGTTAAGACATGGCTCAACCGCAATACTACGGTCAATAAGGGCAGTTTTCGGCACAAACGTAAGCTTGTTGCCCGAGACAATCTCAACATCGTACCAGGGTTGTACTCCTGAGTACGACTCCAGCTCTTTGCATTGCTGGATGAGACGGTCCCACGACGGGTGGCTGGATACCAAAGCCGCCGCACCTTCCGCGAAGTCCTCGGTCGAGGACAAACGGGAAAGCTTGTGGTAGGGTGAAACGCACGGTCCGTTCGTTGAACGGTCGGCGCCCGGCCCGAAACGGCATCTAAGAGCCCATGACTGCGGATTGAATTCAG